AAAAAGAAGCTGACGAATTAAAAACCAAGATGAGAACCCTAGATGAGGGTTACGTCCAAGAGTATTCCGGGCGAGTTGAGTCAGAGCTTGAGACAGCTAAGACAGCACTCCGACAGGCTATGTCTATTGGTGACACGGATGCCGCCGTTGAAGCACAAGAAAGGCTGGCTCAGTTAAGTGTCGCAAAAGAACGCGCCCGCCAAGCAAAAGCGCAGTTTGATCGCCAACCACCGGCGCAAGAACAGGCTGCTCCTGTTGAACAGCAGTACAATCGTTCCGAACCACAGCGTCCTGATCCAAAAGCAGAGGATTGGGCGGAGCGCAATGAGTGGTTTGGTAAGGATGAGGCCATGACTTATGCGGCCTTTGGTATACATAAACGTCTTGTTGAGAATGAAGGGTTTGACCCGAACTCAGATGATTACTATACTGAGCTTGACAGACGACTTGTGGACAAGTTCCCCAACGAGTTTGACAAAACCAGTCAGTCGAGCAGCCGCCCCGTTCAGACGGTAGCTTCGGCATCTAGGACTGCTAAAACATCTGGACGCCGCAAGGTCAAATTGACCCCCTCTCAGGTCGCTATAGCCAAGAAATTGGGTGTGCCTCTTGAAGAGTATGCTAAGTACGTAAAGGAGTAAGATCAGTGTCTGACATAGAAGTAACAAGGTCTACCGGCGTTGATCGTAGCTCCCGTGCTAGTAAGACAAGGGAGAAAGAGACAAGGCGTAAGCCTTGGGCTCCCCCGTCTATGCTAGACGCACCACCTGCGCCCGATGGATACAAGCATCGTTGGATTAGGGCTGAAGTTCGTGGATTTGATGATCAGAAAAACATTTCTGCGCGTCTACGCGAAGGCTACGAACTTGTCCGCCAAGATGAGTACCCAGATTTTGAGGCCCCCGTCGTTGATTCAGGTAAATATGCTGGTGTGTTTGGAGTTGGCGGATTAGTTCTTGCTCGTATCCCATTGGAGACTGTTGCGGAACGGAGTGCTTACTTTGATGGTAGGACTCAAGACCAAATGGAAGCCGTGGATCACGATATGATGCGGGAAAATTCTCACTCTACAATGAGGATCAGCAATGCTGATCGTCAATCGCGTGTAACCTTTGGTGGTCCTAAAAAATAGGACTGAATGGAGACGAATATGGCAAACCAAGATACTGCCTTTGGTCTTCGTCCAATTGGACTCAATGGTGCAGCGGCTAACACCACTGGTGTGACTCAGTATGAGATCGCATCCAACAATACGAATGCTATTTATCAGTATTCGCCAGTCATTCCGCTAGCGGCGGGTGTGATTGATATTGTTGGTAATGCAAACGGTGGTACGGTTCCTGCTCTTGGGGTCTTTATGGGCGTTGAATATGTTGACAGCTCTACTAAGAAAACTGTCTTCAAAAATTATTGGCCGGGTTCAAACAACGTTAGCGTTGATACGAACTTTCCAATCAAAGCTCTTGTAGCTGACAACCCTAATCAACTGTTTATGGTAGCCGCGGATACAACGACAACAGATCGTGCAACTGCACTTGCTGATGTTTTTGCTAACGCGTCACTTGCGACAGCCACTTCGGGCTCAACAGCAACAGGACGTTCAACTGCTGAACTTGATATTTCCACGGCGGCTACAACCGCAACCTTGGCGATGCGTATCGTAGGTTTGACGACAGATGTCGCCAACCTTGACTATGCGTCGGCGGGTGTGAATTTCATCGTTCGGTTTAATTTCCACCACAACGCACCTTGCTCTAGCTCTGATTCTCAGACTACAGCAGCGTCTACTGGCATATAAGAAGGGAGATATAGACAATGGCTATTTCTCGCGCACAACTAGCAAAAGAGCTAGAGCCGGGCCTAAACGCGCTGTTTGGTCTGGAGTATTCTCGTTACGAGAACGAGCATGCAGAAGTCTTTGAAGAAGAGTCCTCAGATCGGGCCTTTGAAGAAGAGGTGATGTTGGGGGGCTTCACAACGGCTCCTGTTAAGAACGAAGGTGGTGCTGTTCAGTTTGATGATGCACAAGAGACATATACGGCTCGTTACACACACGAGACAATTGCTCTTGCGTTTTCAATTACTGAAGAGGCTATTGAAGACAATCTTTATGATCGTCTGGCTTCGCGTTACACAAAAGCGCTGGCTCGTTCAATGGCACAAACCAAGCAGATCAAGGCTGCGGCGATTCTGAACAATGCGTTCAGCACCGGTAGCCCGATTGGTGACGGTGCAGCACTTTGTTCTGCCGCTCACCCATCTCTGTCTGGCAACCAGCGTAACCTGCTTTCTACAGCGGCGGATCTTAACGAAACGTCACTGGAGCAGATGCTGATTGATATCGCAGGCTTTACCGATGAGCGCGGGCTCAAGGTTGCTGTCCGCGGTATGAAGCTCATCATTCCGAAGGAACTTCAGTTTATTGCAGAGCGTGTAATGAACTCAAACCTTCGTGTTGGCACCGCCGACAATGATGCGAATGCCATGAAGAATATGGGCATGATCCCCGACGGCGCAGTGGTTAACCACTTCCTGACCGACACAGATGCATTTTTCATCAAGACTGATGCACCTAACGGCTTTAAGATGTTTAACCGTTCGCCAATCAAGACTGCCATGGAAGGTGATTTTGATACGGGTAACATGCGCTTCAAGGCACGTGAGCGTTATAGCTTCGGCGTATCTGACTGGCGCAGTGTCTTCGGCACACCCGGCGCGTAACAGCGGCGAAATAAATTTGAGAAAGGGCGGCGGTTGCCGCCCTTTCCTTTTTGTTATATATTGATTTTGGGCGCAACTTAGCTTTGTAGACAGGATCATGCCCACCTGACATTGCACGGACTACAAAGCGAAACCTTGTGCAAAGGGTGTTAATATGGCTTCAACTACTTTTTCAGGTCCGGTGACCTCTACCGCTGGATTTATTTCAGGATCAGATTCTCTCGTATCTGTGGCTGCTGATGTAACATTGACTTCTGCTTCTAATGCGGGCCGTACAATGGTCTTGGGTGTAGCAAGCGGCGCGACTGTTACTCTTCCTGCCGCCAGCGGCACGGGTAATGTTTACAAGTTTTTTGTAGCAACCACCGTCACCTCAAACAATTACATCATTCAGGTTGCCAGCGGTGACGACACAATGGCCGGTGTAGCGATTGTTGCTAATGACTCAGACAATTCTGCATCTATTTTTGAAACTGCCGCAACGAGCGATACCATTACTCTAAATGGTACGACCACCGGCGGTATTCTTGGAGCTACAATTGAGATTCAAGATGTGGCGTCAAATGTGTTCTCAGTAGTTGCCCGCGGCGCAGCAACAGGCACTGAAGCCACTCCTTTCTCTGCTGCTGTTTCGTAAGAGGCTTATCATGGGTAAGCTCAACAGCGGTAAAAAGCCTGTTAAGAAGGTTGTAAAGGCCATCAAGAAGGCTACGAAAAAGAATGAGGAGTAAGCTATGGCAGGCTCTGACGTAAAAACAAAGCGGGTCACCGGCACTGGTTCATTGGGTGTCGGTCCCGCCCGTATTAGACAGATACAATTAAAAACTGGATCTGGAACTCCACGGCTCACTCTTACAGATGGCTCCGGCGGTGCTACGGTCTTAGATTTGGACTTTAACGCCTCTGACACGCATTCTGTGAACATTCCTGCGGAAGGTATTAGAGTCACCGACATCTTTGTCGGCACTTTGACTAATATCACCGCAGTAACGTTCTTTTTTAACTAGGTGAGTTATGGCTTCGCGTGATGATAAAATGCCGAAGCGAAACAAAAAAAATTTCCGCCCCACAAAGTCTGGGGCGGGAATGACCAAAGCTGGGGTGGCAGCGTATCGAAAAGCAAACCCCGGAAGTAAGTTAAAAACTGCGGTTACCGGCAAGGTAAAGAAGGGTTCAAAAGACGCTAAAAGACGTAAGTCCTTTTGCGCTCGTTCCGCGGGTCAAATGAAAAAATTTCCAAAGGCTGCAAAAAATCCTAACAGCCGTTTACGCCAAGCTAGGAAGAGATGGAAATGTTGACGTGGGATAAGATTGCGCCAGCTTTAATTTTGACCGGAATTGGTTGGATATCGATGGAAATGTCTGTTGTCAAAACAGATTTAGCGGTTTTGACTGTTCAACTTGAAAATGTTGAAGAGAAAATTGCGGCTAATCACGAAATGATTACTCCCATGTGGGAAGATTTTTTGTTGGAGAAGTCTGATGACTATGCTGCGTGGATCAATGAATAGGCAAGTAAACACAGGGCCTAAATCAAAAAAGATAACGCCCACTTATTTTAGAAAGGGCGGCGGTGTCAGTAGGAAAAGCAAAGGGTCCAAGATTTGCCCGGAAGGAAAAGCATGGGCTAAACGGACGTTTGATACATACCCGTCGGCGTATGCAAACTTGGCCGCATCCAAATACTGCAAAGACCCAAACTACGCTAAAAAGTCAAAAGGCGGAAAGCGGAAAGGAAAGTAATGGGTGAGCTTCAAAAATGGTTGAAGCAGGATTGGGTAAGGATTGGTAGTGACGGTTCAATTAAAGGCAAGTGCGGCACTTCTAAAGATAAAAAAAATCCTGATCGCTGTCTGCCGCGGGCTAAAGCTAACAGTCTTACAAAAGCTCAACGCGCCTCTACTGCACGGAAAAAGAAAAAAGCGGGGGCTGGCGGCAAGACCGTTGTATCTAACACCAAAGAAGCCAAGGTCAGAAAAATGGCAAATGGCGGCGCTGCTGTACCAACGACAAAACCAAAAAGACCCTTCAAAGGCAAATCTGTTCGCGGAACTGCGGTTGCTAGAGGCTGCGGAGCAGTCATGCCGAACCGCCGAAAAAGAACAAAAGGCTCTGTTGTACAAACTTGAGAGAATAAAATGCTTCCAAATTTTCAACTGGAGCAAGAAATTATTAAAGAAATGCGAGATTGGTCTTCGCATGCTTTGGAAAAAATAAATCCAAATTACAATGACTTACCCGCATGCCCCTATGCAAAAACAGCATGGGCACAAGATCGTGTAGGGTTTTGTTTTAAGTACAATGACCATTGGCAAGATCTTTACACCCTAGTCTCTCAATGGGATGACACTAAAGACGTTGTAATTCTTATAGATTTTTGTCCGTTGCCAATAGATGAGATGGATAGATATCTCAACATGTTGAACGACATGATATCCGAAGGCGTTTTGATAAACAAAGACATGTTCTTGATGGGGTTCCACCCAGACGATGAAGACAACGATTTTTTAGATGACACGGACTTTGAAAGCGCAACATCGACCTCTGAGGTTTCGTATGCTATGATCTTTTTGCAAAGATTGACTAAGTTGCAAGAAGCGTCGGATGCCCTTAGAGTGAAAGGGTACTATAACAACTGCGAAGAGTATTATGACTCTTCTCAACTGTATGAAAACCGTAAATTCTTGTACAGGAGATTTAAAGATGCGGAAAAAAGCTAAGAAGATGATGCGCGGCGGAGCGGCTAAAAAGGCGGCTCCAAAGATGATGCGCGGTGGTGGCATGGCTAAAAAGCCTCTTATGATGCGCGGTGGCGGTATGGCTAAAAAGAAAATGAAACGTGGTGGCAGGGTTAAGAAGTAATCATGGCTACTTCGGGGTCAAAAAACTTTGAGCTTCAAGTCGATGAATACATCGAAGAAGCTTTTGAGCGGTGTGGGTTAGAGTTCAGGACGGGATACGATGCCCGCACCGCAAAACGTTCCCTCAATCTGCTTCTTGCGGATTGGGCTAACCGTGGCTTGAACCAATGGACAATCGCGCAGAGGACGTTGACCCTGTCTCAAGGCACTAGCGCGTACAATCTTGGCACGGATGTGATCGACATATTGTCGGCGGTGTGCAGCAGAAGCAATTCTGATTTGTCTATGCAGCGCCTCAGTAGAGATGGGTACATAGTCATCCCCTCAAAAACCACTCAGGGGCGTCCAAGCCAATTTTTTTTAGATCGGCAAATTACACCGTCTTTGAAACTGTACCCCACTCCTGAGAATGCCACCGACACGATAATTTACGATGCCCTTGTGCGGATGGATGATGCGGATGTCTATACAAACACAATAGAAGTTCCTTTTCGGTTTTACCCTTGTTTGGCCGCGGGGCTGGCGTACTACATTTCAATGAAGAAAGCTCCTGAACGCGTTCAACTTTTAAAAGCGGTCTATGAAGAGGAGTTTGAGAGAGCGCGTACAGAGGATCGGGATAGATCTTCATTTAACGTGACGCCTCAGTATCAGTATTTACGAGTAAATTGATGTCTAAATTTGCGTCAGGAAAAAGAGCTTATTTTATTTCTGACCGTTCTGGTCAGAGGTACAGATATAGGGACGCAAAGCGTGAATGGACTGGGGCTATTGTAGGCCCGGATGAATTTGATCCTAAACACCCACAGTTGTTTCCTGTACGGAATATAGCGGATCCGCAAGCGTTGCGTGATCCAAGACCTGACACTCAGAACATTTTTTCTGTGAATGTGACTTTCCCAACCTTCAATCTTACCACCATCAGGTATATTCCAGTACCTGTCATGCTAGGTTCAGTCGGGCAGGTAGTGGCGACGGGCAGTGCGACGGGAGAAGCTATTTCAGTATCAATTACGGGCATCTCCGCGGAAGGTTACGTTGGAAGCGTGGTTGCGTCTAACATAGCATCTGCAACGGCGGCGGTAACTGGCGTAGCAGGGACAAGTGCCGTAGGTTCAGTCTCTGTATTGGCAATAACAGTTTATACGGTAACGGTTTCAAGCGATGGATACGGTAATAAATACTATATTGCAGGTCTTTCAGGCGCTGCCCCAACCCTCACCCTCAACGAGGGAAGCACTTATCGATTTGATCAGTCTGATTCCAGTAATTCCGGGCATCCCTTCAGATTCTCTACCACTTCTAATGGAACACATGCGGGGGGTAGTGAATACACCACCGGTGTAACGCACAACGGCACTCCGGGCAGTTCAGGGGCGTATACACAGATCACGGTAGCCTCTGGGGCTCCAACTCTGTATTATTACTGCTCAAATCACAGTGGTATGGGCGGCACGGCAAACACGCCATAGGAGTAGAAAATGGCTTTTTCTGGAAATTTCTTGTGTACGTCTTTCAAGAGCGAACTGTTTAGTGCAGTGCATAATTTTGGAAGTCACACATTTAAAATGGCGTTATTTACCAATAGCGCTACTTTAAACGCGTCAACCACGGCGTACTCTACCACGAACGAGGTTAGTGGGACGGGTTACAGTGCGGGCGGAGCAACTGTTGCAAACGTCAGTGTCAACACCAGCGGCACGACGGCTTTCATTGATTTTGATGATGTTGCTTTTTCAAGCTCTTCGATAACTGCCAGAGGTGCCCTGTTGTATAACAGTAGCGCATCAGATAAAGCGGTTGCGGTATTTGATTTTGGTGCGGATAAATCTTCGTCGTCCTCAACATTTACAATCACAATCCCGACGGCGGATGCGAGCAATGCGATAGTTAGGATTGCCTGATGAGCTTCACGTATGGCGAATTAAAGACAGCAATTCAAAATTTTACGGACAACGAAGAAACAACCTTCGTTGCAAATTTACCTGTCTTTATTCGTTCCGCAGAAGATCGGATATTTAAGTTAGTAGATCTTGAGGTGTTTCGCAAAAATGCCACAAGCACCTTGACGCAAAACGATCCTTATTTGTCTGTTCCCACAGATTATTTATCTTCTTTTTCGATGTCTGTAACAAACAGTTCCAGCAAAGAGTTTTTGTTGCAAAAAGACGTTAACTTTTTGCAAACATACAATCCTAATCCCGCTACTACGGGGACGCCAAAATATTACGCTTTCTTTGACGTGGACAATTTTATTTTATCTCCAACGCCAGATTCAAACTATGCTGTAGAGCTTCACTACTACTACCGGCCAGACAGCATTACAAAGTCCCCCGGAGCGGATAGCCAAACGACTTGGCTCAGTGAGAACGCCCCAAATGCGTTGCTTTACGGCTCTCTGATGGAAGCGTACATTTATATGAAGGGCGAACAAGACATGCTTCAGATGTACGAAAAACAGTTCGCCGAAGCTCTAAGTCGAATTAAAGATTTGGCGGAAGCTAGAGAAAACAGCGATGCGTATCGCAGAGGTCTGCCAGATCGGCCTCGTACATAAGGAGTAGAAGACATGGCAACGTCAAACGCAGCAACCAATTATCTAGAA